AGCATTTACCATTTTAGTCATTCTACGAGCTTTGTTGTTTTTCAATAGACGAACTGCTTTCTTAATCAAAGTATCAGTGATAATTTCACCAACAGCAACTTGAGAAGTAAGAGTATGGCCGGAACCACCGAAGTACACGTTTGTACCAGCAGACAAGACATCTCTAGTCAATTGATCAATAGTATCTCCCATTTGGTCTCCTAGAATTTCAGCAGTCTCCATAAGTACTGGGTCTTGAGATTCATAATCTAAGACGTCAGTAATGGTGATATAGTCTCCGTACTGTAATACAGTAGCGGTAATATCAGTAACTGATAATTGTGAACCAACTGGTGTAACTCCCTCTGAAAGAGCAGTAGTAGCCGCTGCCAAGTTACCGTATCTGCGGAACTTGATAGTAGTGGTACCAGCCTTTCGTGGAATATCTCTAACTTGCGCCCAGCGAGTGTGAACAAACAATGGAATTGCTCGTAAAAGCAAAGTTCTATCGTAAAAATTATTCACTTCTGCTGGGATAACTGCTGTATTTGTATTTCCCATATTTTTAAAATTAAACTATTAAATAACTATTCGCGAGACTTATTTCGGACAGACTCTTTTTGAGCCTCAAATTCGTCGTTAGATAAATCCCATACACCTTTTTCAGAACCTCCACCACTGGAGCCTCCTCCACCGGCGCGCGATTTTTTAGATTCTATACCAGCTTTCTTTGCTCTATCTGCACCAAGTTTCAATAGGTCATCACCTGCTACCTCATAGAATATGGCCTTGATAGGCATATCTTTTCGGCTTGGGTGTTGAGCAAACTTTTGAACTTTAGCTTGATACGGCGCGAAGTCCGGATTTTGCTTAATAAAGTCTCCAATTTCTTGAGAGTCTTCATCTTGCATTTGCTTGGCTAGGAAAGGACTAAGGGCTTTAGCGACGTGTCTCTGAATGATATTTGCGTCATTCGGATCTAAGTCATCTTCTTCTTCCTCGTCTTCTTTTTCTGCGTCTGCACCATTGGCCTTTTGCTCAAGTTTCTTAATTTTTTCATTCTTACGCTCAAGAATAAAGTCAATGTTTCGCTTACGAGTCTTTGGCTCCTCGTCAGCATTTGGGGTTGGCTTGGATTCTGGCTTTTTATCGCCCTTATCTGCCTCGTCTGGCTTTTTATCGCCATTGTCGTCATCTGGTTTATCGGTACCCTTACCCTCATCACCAGCTCCGCCGTCGTTTTGACTTTCGTCTAGGTTTTCGGCACCCTCCTCGGTTTCAACGATTTCTTTATCGTCTGCACCGGCATTGTTTTCTCCCATAATGTTTTTTATTAAGCCCTCGTATATAAAAAAATGGGGTTAAAATATATACGGACGGCTGTACGATTAAACTACACCTCGCAGTGTAGCGAGTTTGTAGACTCGGACGGATTGGCTTACAAGCAAAGGAAATCGCCAAAGCCCTTGCGCCTCTTGCGAGACTGAAAACCAACCCCTCTGAATCTACAAACCTATTTAATTATCAATGAACTGTCTCTTTTTACTTTTGATATGGGTCTAAATCTTCATCTATCTGGTCTGTTCTGGTCAATTCTTTAATGAACTTATCCGGCTTATTCATAATCTCGTTTAGGTATTCGTACTTGAATCTCATTATATCTACTTCCTCGTTTGTTAATTCTTTACCAGTCTCACTTGTTTTACTTATTATTCTGTCTGCTAGGAATTTCAGATTCTCATTGAAGACTTGGACTAAGAACTGCCACCCTGCATTTGCTTTTAAGCTCTCAATAGCAACAATAATTTTGGTATTCTCCTCTGTCTTTCTAAAGGACAAATCAAATTTAGGAGCCTTTGGTCTTTTAACTATTATTGTTTTGAGTTTCTTTTTTGCCATATATTTATCTTATCATTGGGTTAGCTTTCTCCATTGGTGGTAACTTCTGGTCTTCCATACCAGCTCCGGCTGTAGGATTCGCGGCACTTGGAGCCTGTGGGAATAACTCTGGATTTGTCTTCTTCAAAATCATAGCTTTCTTGTGTGCGTTCATATGAGCGTATTTAGCTGGAGTATCAGATAGTTTATTGTGAATTTCCATATGGATAATGTAATCATCAGTAGGAAGTACTTTCACAAGGCCATTCTTCTCAAGTATCTTGTTCTCATCTTCGGCAATAAGCTCATCAACAACTGGAGGTAATACTTGCTCTACTTCATCAGTCTTTAGACCAGTAAGTTTACCTAGTTTCTTTAGAGCAAAACGCAAGTTTGCATTTGGGTCTATAGCAATTGACTGAACAAATCCTCTGAATTGCTGTAGCATATTGTAGTTTTTAGCGTCGCTTACAACCTTTGATTCAACGATAATATCCGGATCTACCTTAGCTATGATATTCTCGCGTCTTAGAGGCCTATATTGCGCTCCAAGCGCACCAGAAATACGGATAGTCTTCTCATCAATTCCCGGATTAAAATAAGTCTTATATAGGAAATACCACTGTTGCCAGAATCTCTTTTCGCTCCAACCAAAGATTTTAGCAGTCAATGAGTAACGAGTGTCTACTTTCTGATTAACAATGTTCAATTCAGTAGCGGTTCTCTTATCAGCACTGGTATTTCCTTGCTGTAAGTCTGGAGTAGCAGTAGCTTTTTGTGAGGAAGAATCTAGGGTATTTAAAATAAAACTAACATCTTGTTTGATTTGGTCTTTCTGCATAATCTGAACGGCACCAGTAGGGTTTCCGTCCACACCAATAAACTTATTCTGTTCATAATTCAAGTCTGCACGGTTTTTAATGCGGTTTGTATCAAACAAATACATAGGATATAGGCCAGATTCAGCTACCTTGATACCAAGGTTAGTCAATTTAGCCCTTGCTCTCTGCTTATCTTCGGTCAAGTCCGGTATAGATACACCGTCCCAGTCATTCGCAATAGGATAAAGCGCGCGGTCAATAAGAGGAATATAATTTCCTTTCAATTCTGTGTAGCGAATAACCTTTTTGCGGTTATCAGCTAGGGTAACTAAAACTAATTTACCCTTGTGATATGTAATCCATTCAAATAAACGGTAAGTAGCATTATCTCCTTTCAATTCACCTTGCCACTTTGCAGTGTTTGAATAACCTTGAGCCTCTTGTCTCACTTGTTCATTGCGGTCATACAAGGAAGTAAGGTCAGTGCTATCAGTTTTTAAGTCTTTATAATTAAAATATACTTCTGCCTCCTCTAAATCAGATTTGGTCAAACGTATTTCACGGCCTATAAAACGAGCGCGTCCACGTCCTCTCATATCTCCATTCACTGATTTTGCTCTAGGGTCTCGGAGAGTAACCATTGGATCCCAGTTTTCTGGAATAGGACATTTCTTTTCATCATCAAACTCCATAAGCATAACTAATCCACGTCCAAAGAATAGAGTGTCCCAGTCCCAAGTATAATCTACAATATCCTTTTGCATTTCGTCATAGTCATAAATAGCAAGGTTATCTAGGTTCTCGGCTGTGTCATCATCACCGGACTCACGAGGCTTGAAAGCTACTTGTAGTCTATCATCATAAAGAGACGCTAATACTGTTTGTATTATCGTGAACATCAAAGGGTCTCCAACTGCGGACTTATCTCGTTTCTGGTTATTATATAGTTTTAGACGTAAAGCCCACTCGTCCCACTTAGGTTTCATAAACCAATAGGAAAGGGTATACTCGCTGTCAATTTGATCAATAAGGTCTTTAAAATCAGTCTTTGAAAGAGACGCATTCTCGGCCTCAAGTGAATCTTCTGCTACTTCTTCGGTAACATCATTCTCTATTTCTTTTGTTTTTATTCTTTTAGCTTTTGGCATTTGGAAACTTGGGCGATTTCCTTTTTTAGTTATTACGCTTGGCATTAGCACGCTTTCTTGCGTATTCTGCCTCGTATTTTAAGCCAGAGACGTTTGCCCTAGCTCTGAATAATGGGTCTCTCCAGTCCATATCAGAAGAATCAACGCCTTTCATCTCTCTAACCATTTTAATATCTGCAACGTCTTGGTCGGCCTTTATCATAGCCTTTTTTGCTTTCATTCTAGCAGGAGCGGACATAATATCAGACGCAACATCAATTATTTTATTCTTTATTTTTTTAACTACTGCCATAGTATTATTTATTAGCCTCTTGATAAGGTGAGATTACACTTTCAACTTCTTTTGCAAGCTCTGTAGGTGCTGTTCCAGTAACAGAATCAATGGTAGTCTGTGCCATAGCTATCATATAATTAGTGATTTTGTTCTTATTTTCCAACGTATAATCAAGCATAAAGATTCTTCTCAAAAAACTCTGACGAGCATTTACATACGCAGAATAGATTTGATTATTTATGCAAGTTATATATTCAAAATTCTCTCCAACCTGTCGGATAACAATAGGACAACCTTTGTATTCAATCGCTTTTTTTAGAACTTTGAATTTCATATCTATAATTATACCACATATTAAAAATAAATGCACAAGCGTAAATATATTAAATTT